CGCCAGGCTCATACAGGTGGTGTTCCTTCGATGAGGAAGATAGCGCGCTACTTTTTCAGGTAGCCGTTCGCCTTGAGCCAGTCAGTCAGAACCTTCTCAATCATCGAAGACACCGAGCGCGTATCGTCCGCTGCTGCCTTTTCCAGAGCGGCTTTCTTGGCCGCCGGCAGTCGGAATGAGACAGGAGATAATTTATCGGTCATTATTTTAACTACAAACAAGTTGACGGCATCGGTGCCCAAAACTACTTTGTAGTTAAGACAAAGACAAGAGCGGCCCCCGGCGGTGTTACCAGCACCCTCCGAGGGCCTGACCGCAACCCGGAAACCAAGGATTCCCGGATCATGGCTACTTGCGAGCATACATCAGTCGTCCGCTGGACGCCGCGCCGCATCAACGCGGCCTTCCGGTGCCCGAAGCCCACAGGCGCAATCGCGCGCTTCCATGCCGCCGGCACGCCGCCCAGGCCGGCGAAACAGCCTCTCGCTACGGCGATTGCGGCGTTCATCGCTCGGCATGCCGACCTGATTGCCCAGGCGCCGCTGCCGACCTTCGAACAACCTTGGACGATCAGCGGAAAGCCCTGCGGCTGGCTGCTCGTGCCGGCCACGACCTGGCTGGTCGATGCCCTGAGCGAGTGGGACGCCGAGCATGAGGATTGCGAGCCCGACGCCGATTCCGAACCGGAATCGGACAACGAGCCCGATGACCAGGAGGCGGATCAGGCGGACGAAGAGCACAGCGAAGCTCGCCCGGACAACATGGACCGCTCCGGATTACCCGAAGGCGGCCCAGACCTTGTGATCACCGCGGAGCAACGCCTTCGCTATCGTGAGGGCGGCGGAAAGTGCAATGCGCACAGAGAAAAGCGACGAGTGAGTCGGTGGCTGGCTAGCCGGTAGGAACCGCTCCGAAAATTTGGGAGTTATCCTCACAGTTTCGTTGACCGATACTCCGGCCTCAACTATCGTGAGATTACATCCCAATTCGGGACGAGGCGCGCTTTGCTCTATTCGAGTTTGCCCACCATGTATCTCGCCAATGTGGACACCACGAATGTTCGGGACTGGCGGCGCCGCGGGCTGCTGGACGGAATCGGTGTCCCCAACCCGGACGGACTTACAGGTCGCGCCCATTGGAGATATCGGCTCGGCGACATCGTTGCGCTGTTCGTGGTCGGTTGGTTCGCCCGCCGAGGCGACGACCTCGCAGACGCGGCGGAGATTTCATCCTGGCTACGCGAGCCCCTTGTTGCCCTTGCGCGCCGCCCTGAAAATCGCACAGAGCGGGACTTGGCGCTTGTCCAGCATCGTTGGTGCGTATTCTACAAGCCGCCGCCAATGCAGCCGCCCGGTCCCTCCAGCAGGGGACGGCTTAATGCCATCCAGTTGAAGTCACTGCGAGAGCTGGAAACGAATCAGCACACTGCAGCATATGACTCGATAGCGGCGTACACGCTGATCGACCTCCACGCGTTGGCATCCGAAATGCCGGCGCAGCTCGTCGAAGCAATCCAAGAGCGGTATCAGCAATGATCCGCTGGCTCCTCGACCGCTTCACCATGCGCAAGCCCGATGCGGTCCGCCGCTTCGAAGGCGCCGGCGCCGGCCGCCGCTTCGCCGGGCTGCTGCCGTTCGGCAACGCCACCACGGCGACGCTGGCCGCCAACCCGACGCTGCGCGGGCGCCAGCGCACCCAGGCGTCGAACAACGTGTGGCTGTCCAACGGCGTCGCCGCGATGAAGGCGGCGGCAGTGGGGACGGGGATCAAGCCGCAGAGCATTCATCCCGACCCGGCCACGCGCGCCAAGCTGCAGGCGATGTGGACGCGCTGGATCGACCGCGCGGACATCGAGGGCCGCAGCGACTTCTACGGCTTCACCGCTCGCCTGTGGGGCACCACGATCGTCGACGGCGAAAGCTTCGTCCGCTTCGAGACGGTAGGGCGCGACCTGCGCTTGCGGCACATTCCAGCCGAGCAGGTGGATAGCGGTCATACATCGGCCACCACGGCCGATGGCGGGCGAATCATCGGCGGCGTCGAGTTCGATGCCAACGGCGTGCGCACCGCCTATCATGTCTTTCGCGATCCCCCGGGCGCACCGCTGCCGGCTTCGCTCGCTTTCGAGCGGGTGCGGGTGCCTGCGGCCGACATGGTTCACCTATTCGATCCGACGTGGCCCGGCCAGGTACGCGGCGTGTCGCCCCTGTCGACGGTGCTGCTGCGGCTGCACGAGCTCGACCAGCTGGAAGACGCCCAGCTCGTCCGCATCAAGCTGGGCGCGATGCTGGCAGGCTTCATCCGCGGCGGCGACGAAAGCGGCGCCGGCTTCGACGGCAAGCAGACGGGCGGCGTTCTGGAATCCGGCCTGGAGCCCGGCACGTTGAAGGTGCTGCCCCAGGGCGCCGAGATCTCGTTCAGCGATCCGGTCGAGCCCGGCAATGTGAGCGAATGGATCAAGCTGCAGCTGCACGGCATCGCCGCCGGCATCGGCGTCACCTATGAGCAGCTGACCGGCGATCTCGGCAGCGTGAATTATTCCTCGATCCGCGCGGGCCTGGTCGAGTTCCGCCGCCGCATCGAAATGCTGCAGCACAACGTGCTGGTGTTCCAGTTCTGCCGCCCCGTGTGGCGCCGCCTGGTGCTGCTGGCGATCCTGCGCGGCGAGCTGCCCGACGACGGCAAGCCCGAGACCTTCGAAGCCTATTGCGCCGTCAACTGGATTCCGCCCGGCTGGGATTGGGTCGATCCGCAGAAGGACGCCGACGCCGATGCCACCGCGATCGCCGCCGGGCTGAAGAGCCGGCGCGAGGTGGTCGCGTCGCGCGGTTACGACATCGAACAGCTCGACGCCGAGATTGCCGCCGACAGGGCGCGTGAGAAGGCGTTGGGCCTGCAGTTCGCCGCCCCGGCCAAGCCCGCCGCGGCGCCCAAGCCCGAAGAGGTGAAAGCCAATGCCTGACGCGATCGTCGACCGTCCCATCTTCGTCCGCGCGCTGGATGCCCAGCCGCGCACGCTCGACGCCGAGCAGCGCACCGTCGAGGTGATCTTCTCGACCGGCGCCGGCGTCGTGCGCCGCGACTGGGAAGGGCAGTTCCTCGAGGTGCTGTCGCTGGAGCCCGACGCCGTCGACCTGTCGCGAGCGGAAGGCATGCCGGTGCTGAACGCGCACAAGGCCTTCGATCTCAACAGCGTGCTCGGCGCGGTACGCGGCGCGACCGTCGATGCCAAGGGCGCACGCGCCACGATCGTCTTTTCGCGGCGTCCCGACGTCGACCCGTTCTTCAGGGACGTGGCCGACGGGATCTTGCGCAATGTGTCGGTGGGCTACTCGGTCGAGAAGTGGGCCGACAGCACCGATCCCCAGACCGGCCAGCGCACGCGCACCGTGCTGCGCTGGACGCCGCTGGAAATCTCGTTTGTCCCGATCGCGGCCGACAGCGGCGCGACCGTCCGTTCCCAGAAGGAGACTTTGATGCCCGAAGTAGCAGTGAACCAGCCGGCGACGCCGCCGGCCGC